CTATGCAAATATAGCTGCTAAACGTGCTAGAATTAAAGCAGGTTCAGGCGAAAAGATGAGAAAGCCAGGAACAAAAGGTGCGCCAACTGCTAAAGCATTTAAACAGTCAGCTAAGACAGCAAAAAAGAAATGATTAAAAAAGGTAAAGAAACATTCTCAGGTTATAATAAACCTAAGAGAACTCCAAGTCATCCTACTAAGTCACACGCAGTATTGGCTAAAGAGGGTGACAAAGAGAAGCTTATACGCTTTGGTCAAAAAGGCGTATCAGGTGACAAAACAAATACAGATAGAGCAAAGTCATTTAAAGCAAGACACGCTAAAAACATTGCAAAAGGAAAAATGTCCGCAGCATACTGGGCTAACAAGGTTAAGTGGTAATTTGTATAGCAAATTTTAACAAAAATGCAACACTACAGCGTAGCTTATAATAAATGCAACACAAAGCACTTTGTATATAATATTTAACTATTTTTTACACACAAATGGTAAAACTAGACATATATGTAGGATATGATGGCAAGGTAGAGCCAATTGCTTATCATAACTTTTGCCAGTCAGTTATAGAGAAGTCATCTATACCGGTAAGTTTTACACCATTAGCACTAAATACTTTAAAAGACTACGAAGAGAAACACACAGACGGATCAAACGCATTTATCTATTCACGCTTTTTAGTGCCATATCTAAATAACTTTAAAGGTATCGCACTTTTTGTGGATGGCGACATGACCTGTAGAACAGATATAGCAGAGATACTAGCTAACTTCGATAATGACGAAGCAGTCAAAGTCGTAAAGCATTACTATACAACAAAGCATCCAGTTAAGTATCTAGGTGCAAAGAACGAAGACTATCCTAAAAAGAATTGGTCAAGCGTTATGTTATGGAACTGCTCACATTGGCTCAATAAACAATTAACACCTAAGTTTGTACAAGAACAAACAGGTAAATACCTACACAGGTTTGAATGGCTTAAGTATCCAGAAGAACAAGTAGGTAAGCTAGATGAAACATGGAACTGGCTAGAAACAGAATACGAATATAACGCAGATGCTAAGTTAGTGCATCATACATTAGGCACACCATGCTTTAAAGACTATCAGAATACAGACTATAGTCAAGAATGGTGGGAAACATATCAACGGATGATCTATCCACTTAAGGGTAAAAACAGAGAAAGCGAACTATAATATGGCAGATCTAGCTAAACAATTAAAACAATTACAAGACGCTCAAAGGCTAAGAGAATTAGCTCAACAATATGGGTATAGCCAACAAGACATTGACACATTAAGACAGGCAATACCACAAGCATTGCCACAATTATCAGGTCAGGGTATGTTGCCTCCGGCACAAATGCCACAATATGTACCTCCTACAGGTCAATTACCTCCAGCACCTATGCGTGACTATGCGTTAAGACCAAAAGAATTTGGTGCATTACCTCCAGCTCAAATGCCATCTATCCCATCTTCACAAGGTATGACACCTGCTGAAATGGAAATGTTAAGAAGAGCTACACCTGGATACCAAGCTCCAGCTCCATCATTTAAAGATATATTATTTAACCCAGGTCAAGTCATGCAACAAAACTATGTAGATCCAGCTATCATAGAACAAATGTACTATAGAGGCCTATTAAGCCGATAAACAATAGAGGGCAACCAACCTATAAGGAGTTGCAAAACAATGGATATTGAAGAACGCAAAAAACTAGCAGCAGAACGTAGCTCAGAAGCTAACAAAGGTAATACACATTCTAGTAAAAACAATAGGTTATGGGCGGAAACACTTAGACGTGCTGTCATTCAGTCAGATGCTGAAAGACTACGCATGATCGCAGAGGCTTTATTAGATAAAGCAGCCTCAGGTGATGTATCTGCTATTAAAGAATTAGGCGATAGAATAGACGGTAAGTCAGTAGCCACTACAGAGTTGACTGGTGTGGATGGATCTAATTTACCTATAAGCATTGCTATAGACTTTGTAAAGCCAAAAGATGAAGGTTAATGCAACCTTTCCTGATAAGCTACAATTTCTATTCGATCCGTACAGGTACAAAGTAAGCTACGGAGGACGTGGATCTGGCAAGTCATGGTCTTATGCTAGAGCATTACTTATACAGGCTGCCAATAAGCCATTGCGTGTACTATGCGCTAGAGAAATACAAAGATCTATTAAGCAGTCGGTTCATACCTTGCTCAACGATCAAATACAGTCTTTAGGTCTAGGAGCTTTCTATGAAGTATTGGAAGCAGAAATACGTGGTCTTAACGGTAGCACGTTCAGTTTTACTGGGCTGGCTACTAATACTGTGGAGTCCATTAAGTCTTTTGAAGGATGTGATATTGTCTGGGTGGAAGAGGCACAAACAGTATCAAAGAAGTCGTGGGATATTTTAATACCTACGATACGTAAACCAGACTCAGAGATCTGGGTATCATTCAACCCAAATGTAGATACAGACGACACATATACTCGCTTTGTCGTAGAGCCTCCAGAGAATGCTAAAGTAGTCAAAGTTAATTACCAAGATAACCCTTGGTTTCCAGACGTTCTCGAACAGGAACGCTTACACAGTTTAAATACTAACCCTGACTATGCAAATATATGGGAAGGTGAATGTAAAGCAGCCGTAGATGGTGCTATATATTCTAACGAGATCAGAGAGGCCCAGGAGGCTGGACGTATTACTAACGTACCTTATGATCCAATGCTTAAGGTTCATGTAGTAATGGACTTAGGATGGAATGACTCAATGTCAGTTATCCTATGTCAAAAAGGTGTATCAGATCTACGCATCATTGGTTATATAGAAGATGACCATAGAACTTTAGATAGTTATTCATCTCAGTTAAAAGCATTACCGTATAATTGGGGAACTATGTACTTACCTCATGACGGACAGTCTAAAGACTTTAAGCATGGTATATCAGCAGAAGATATTATGCGTAAGTTTGGATGGGATGTAAGAATTGTACCTCGCATGGATATAGAGGCCGGCATCAAGATAGCACGGATGAACTTCCATAGAGTTTATTTTGATAAGTCAGCTAACAGACTTGTTGACTGTTTAAAGCATTATCGCAGATCTATTAACTCTGCAACTAACGAACCTGGTGCGCCATTGCATGATGAGTATTCTCATGGAGCAGACGCATTCAGATATTTATGTACCTCTGCAGACAGCATGAAGAATGAGTCATGGACTAGTTCAGAGATACGATATTCAAACTTAGGAATTGTTTAATGAAGATACAAGACTTAGAAATTATTGCACGTATAGAAGAAGAAGAGAACATTGCGTATGGCGTGAATGACTCAGCTCTATCTAATGATCGTGCTACAGCTATTGACTACTACCTAGGTGAACCATTCGGTAATGAAATTGAGGGTAGATCACAAGTTGTATCATTTGACGTGCAAGATACTATTGAGTCAGCATTGCCTCAACTATTAAAAGTATTTGTATCAGGTGACCAAGTAGTTAAGTTTGAGCCTAAAGGCCCAGAAGATCAGGACGCTGCTGATCAAGAAACTGACTATGTAAACCATGTGGTCATGGAAAAGAATGAAGGCTTCAAGATATTCTACGTATGGTTTAAAGACGCATTACTATCTAAGAACGGATACGTTAAAGTTTACGCTGAAGACGAAGAGGAAGAAGAAGAATACGAATACGAAGGTCTGACAGATGCGCAACTACAAATGTTGGCTTCAGATGAAAAGACAGAAGTATTAGAGCATGAGGCTTATCCTGATCCTAGTGTAGATATGAACGTACTTATGGATCAAGCATTAGCTATGGGCCAAGACCCAGCTACCATTATTCAACCTATGCTTCATGATGTAAAGCTAAAGGTTACAGAGAAGAAGACAGAGATCTGCATTGAGAACGTAGCACCAGAAAACATGATGGTGTCAGTAGATGCTGTAGGCCCTAACTTAGATGATGCACGCTTTGTACAGCATAGAGAAGTCATGTCATTGGCTGATATTGCAGAAGCATTTGATAAGCCATTAGAGTATGTTAAGTCTATTATGTCAGACTTACGTGATACATTCGAAGAAGAGTCTAATGCACGTGACATTTATGACGAAGAATATGACAGAGCTTTATTACCAGATGAAGCACTCGTTAAAGATACATACATTAAGCTAGATGGTGAAAGACATAGAGTAGTAGTGCTAGGCAATACTATCTTACATAAAGAAAAAATGGACTGTGTACCATTTGCATGTATTACTCCAATGATCATGCCACACAGACATATTGGTAGATCATACGCTGATCTTACAATGGATATTCAGCTTATCAAGTCTACATTGCTACGTGGCCAATTAGATAATATGTATCTAGCTAACAATGGCCGTTATGCTATCTCTGATCGTGTAAACCTAGATGATATGTTGACTTCACGTCCAGGCGGTATTGTACGTGTAGAAGGTGACCCATCTTCAGGTATTATGCCTTTATCACATCCTCCTCTACCAGCATCATCTTTTGCTATGGTTGAGTACATGGATAGCATGAAGGAAAAACGTACAGGTATCACAGCATATAACCAAGGCCTAGATGCTAACAGTCTTAATAAGACAGCTACAGGCGTACAACAAATTATGTCTGCTGCTCAACAACGAGTTGAATTAGTAGCACGTACATTTGCAGAGACAGGTGTTAAAGAACTATTTAAGTTAGTACATAGACTAGTAAGAACTACACTTACTAAACCTGATATTGTACGTATCCGTAATAAATGGGTAGAAGTAGATCCAAGAGAATGGGAAGACCGTAAAGACTTATCTATCTCTGTGGGCCTAGGTGCAGGTAACAAGGATCAACAGTTAGCTCACTTAGCTACTATTTTACAAGCTCAAAAAGAAGCATTGCAAATTGGCATTACTTCACCAGAAAAGATCTATAATGCTTTAGCTAAATTAACTCAGAACGCTGGCTTCAAGAACCCAGAAGAATTCTGGATCAACCCAGCTAATACACCTGAGCAAGAAGGTCAGCCATCTAAACCTTCAGAAGCAGAGATCATGGTTCAAGGCCAATTAGCTATAGAACAACAAAAAGCACAAGCTCAACTCCAGCAAGAACAACTACGCTCACAAAATGATGTTATAATTGAACGTGAGAAGATAGCAGCTCAAGCTGAGTTAGAACGCTTTAAAGCACAATTGAAAGCAGAAACTGACTTAGCTATTGCACAAATTAAAGCTCAGTCAGGAGTAATGTATGGCGGATAAGTCATTAGAAGAAGTTAAACGTGGCGAACAAGCTGCGGTAGTTTTAGAGAACCCATTATTTAAAGAAGCAATATTAAAAGTTAAAGAGAACATTGTCAGCACTATGACGACTAGTCCATTAGGTGACGAAAAGACTCATAACCGTTTAGTTATTGCATTACAATTATTAAACCAAATAGAGAAGCAACTTACTGACGTTATGAATACAGGTAAGCTAGCTAAACTACAAACAGATACGCCACGGTTCAAAGTATTTGGGTAAGGACAAGCCCATTTAAAGCTCACTTAGGTGGGCTTTTTTATTGTCTAATTTAAAGGAAATAAACTATGAGTGACCAAGTCGCAGAACAGTCACCACAAAGCCGCTTAGAGGCTATGCTCGGTGATAGTATTCAAGAGGAAGTAAAACAACAACCAACGGAAGAACAACCGCTAGAAGCTGAGGCTGAAGCTGAAGTTCCTGCTGAAGAAGCAGTAGCTGAAGAAGAAGTCGTAGATGATGCACCGGATGATCAGGCCGAGGAAGAGGATCAGTCGCAAGATGAAGTTCCTGCTATCCTAAAGCTAAAGGTCAATGGTGAAGAAGTCGAGAAGCCACTAGACGAAGTCGTAGCATTAGCACAACAAGGGCTTGACTACACACAAAAGACACAACAAGTAGCAGAACAACGTAAAGAGCTAGAAGCCTATGCTCAGCAAATTAAATTGCAAGAGCAAGCCTTTCAAGAGCAAATGCAACTTAATAACGTGTTAATTGATGATGTAGCGAAGATCACAGCATTAGACCAACAATTAGGTCAATACAGTAACGTGAATTGGCAAGAATTGTCTGATAATGACTTTGTGGAAGCGCAAAAACATTTCTTTACATATAACCAGCTACAACAACAACGTAGCGCACTCGTTTCACAGTTTGAAGCCAAGAAGCAACAAATAGCAGCTCAGCAAGCTCAATTGATAGCAGATAGAGTAGCAAAAGGAAAAGAAGTCTTAGCTAAAGAGATACCAGGTTGGAGTCAAGAGACTACCCAACAACTAGTATCTGTAGGCAAAGAGTATGGTTTTTCAGATGCAGAACTCAACTCAATTGTAGATCCTAGACACGTTAAGGTTTTGCATGACGCTATGCAATGGCGCAAACTACAACAGAATTCTACTGTAAAGAAAAAAGTATCAAGCGCTAAACCTGTAGTGAGACCAGGTGCTAAAGATACAAAAGCGGAAGCCAGCTCTAATGTACGTAACTTACGTGATCAATTACGTAAGACAGGTAAAGCAGACATGGCTACAAAACTTATCGAACAAATGATCTAATTTACAAAGGAAAAAAATATCATGGCAGCATCAGCAACCAATAGCTACACCGGTAAAGGTATAGCGGAGTCATTCGAAGATATTATCTTTGATATTTCTCCAGAAGATACACCATTATTATCAATGGCAAAGCGCATGAGCGCCGGCCAAACTTATCACCAATGGCAAACAGACGCATTAGCAGCAGCAACAACTAATGCAAACGTTGAAGGTGATGACGCATCATTCGCAACATTAGCAGCAACAACTGTGTTAGGTAACTACACACAAATTTCACGTAAGACAGTTCAAATTTCAAACACTTATGACGTAGTACGTAAGTATGGTCGTAAGTCTGAAGTTGCATACCAACTTATGAAAGCTGGTAAAGAACTTAAACGTGACATGGAATATGCTATTGTACGTAACCAAGCATCATCAGCAGGTGGCGCAGCAACAGCTCGTACATCAGCAGGTATTGAGTCTTGGATCGTAAATAGAGTATTAGCTACAGGTTCTACATCTGGTACAACTCCTGGTTTCTCAGGCGGTACAGTTGCAGCTCCTACAGATGGTACAGCAGTAACATTCATTGAAGCAGACTTAAAGTCAGCTTTACAATTAGCTTGGACAGATGGTGGCGAGCCATCAACAATTCTTATGTCAGCTACAAACAAAGCTCGTTTCTCTGGCTTCGTAGGTATTGCTACTAAGTTCAACAATGTTCAAGGTACAACACAAGCTACAATTACTGGTGCAGCAGACGTTTACGTTTCTGACTTTGGTAATCATACTGTGAAACTTGACCGCTTCATGCGTGACGCTGCTGTTTTATGTATTGACCCAGGTTATGTTGGCTTAGCTTCTTTACGTCCTATGTCTAAAGAAGAATTAGCTAAAACTGGTGACAGCACAAAATGGTTACTCACAGCAGAGTACGCATTAGTGGTTCAAAACCCAGATGCACATGCTAAAGTACAAAATACAGGTGCTTAATAGCTAAGTAGTGATATAATGGAGGGAGTTAATTCTCCCTCTGTTATTTTTATATGCCAATATTATTTGATCACAATAGCGTAACAGGTGTAAGTCAGTACTTTGACTATGACCCAGCTAAAGATACATATTACCTAACTTCTACTCAAGATGTGAGTGGTATGTTAGACAGAATTAAACAAGCAAGAGATAACCCTGAAATATGGGACAAAGGTGTTAAACAAGAATGGGCGCACTTTGCTAGCATTCCTCCAGTAGTGGAAATGCAGTTAAAGTTAAAAGGTATAGATATATATAACCCAGATCACACCAAAGCATTAATTAAAGAAATAAACGAAAACTATCCATATTTAAAACTAACTACAAAACGTGGATGATAGTTTACAGCGTTAAAGGTTTATTCAGTAATTTAAAACGTGTAGTAAAGACAAGAACGTCTAATAGAAACAAAAGAGTTTACGATAGAATAGCTAAATACAGAAAAATATGGTTTCACTATAGGACTAGATGGACAAAGAAGAATTAAAGCAAGTACAGTTAGCTATACATGATCTTATACAAAAAGAACAGTATGAGACAGCACTTCCTATTATTAATGAAGTGTTAATGGTATATCCTAATGACGCTGCTACATTAAACTTTTTAGGTTATATCTGGCTAATGGGTGAAAAGCCAGCATTTGCTTATCAGTATTTCCGTAGAGCATTACAAGAACAACCAGGCAATAAAGCATTATGGACATCCTTGGGCCGTGCATGCCATGAGATGGATAACTTTGAAGAAGCGCTTAAATACTTTTTAAAGTCTGCTGAACTAGATCCTAATTACGCTATGGCATATTCTAATGCTTCAGCATCACTCGTTCAAATGTCACGTTGGGATGATGCAGAGAAGTCTGCTAAGATGGCCCTAGAATGCGATCCTAAAGAGATACACGCACAATTAAACCTAGCTCATAGCTACCTAGCAAAAGGTGAATGGGAAAAAGGTTGGATAGAATGGGATAAGTCACTAGGTGGTAAATTCCGTAAAGAGATAGTTTATAAAGACGAAGTTAAGTGGGATGGATCACCGGATAAGAATTTAGTTATCTATGGCGAACAAGGCCTAGGTGATGAGATATTTTATGCTTCATGTGTACCAGATGCTATAGCAATTAGTAAAAAAGTATACATTGAATGCGATAGTAGGTTAGAAACATTATTTCAAAGAAGTTTCCCAAATGCAGAAGTATATGGGACACGTAAAGAAGAAGATGCGAGGTGGGTAGATGATGCTACAATTGATGCAAGATGCGCAATTGGTGGCTTACCTCAGTTTTTCAGAGCAACAAGCAAGAGTTTTCCTGGGACTCCTTTTCTAAAAGCCGATCCTGAGAAACGTTTAATGTGGCGTGCATTGTTTGACTCATGGGGTAAAAAGGTTATTGGTATCACAACTAAAGGTGGTACATTCAGGAATAACTCTAAAGGCCGTACACTTACACAAGAAGACATTGAGCCACTATTAAAACTTAAAGATACTGTGTTAGTAAGCCTAGACTATAGCGTAGAACGCAAATTAGATGGTGTAAAATACTTTGAATTTGCAACAGACGCAAAAAATTATGACGATACTGCAGCATTAATTGCAGAATGTGACATGGTTTTAGGTGTAAATACTACAGCATTGCATTGCTCAGCAGCTTTGGGTGTAAAAACATGGTGTTTAGTACCTAAATATCACCAATGGCGTTACGGACAACCAAGCATGCCATGGTATCGCCACATGAGACTAATTTACCAAGACGATAGAACGTGGAAAGAAGTCATTGAGCAACTTAATTTCTAACGAATACAGAGAAATGCAGGCTAAACTGCATGAAAACCCTGGATATGGTGTAGCAAGTATTGCTTATGCACCTATTGTTGATGAAATTATCAAGAACCATAATATTACAAACCTATTAGACTACGGTGCTGGTAAATGTAGACTAAAAGATGCAATAAAATGTGTAGTAAATTACACACCTTATGAACCAAGTAACCCACTATGGAGTCAAACACCTGAACCATGTGAGTTTGTAACATGTATAGACGTTCTTGAACACATAGAACCAGAATTACTAGATAATGTACTAGATGACTTGCAAAGAGTCGTAGATAAATATGGACTGTTTACAATACATACAGGCCCAGCACAAAAAATTTTACCAGATGGTCGTAATGCTCACTTAATTCAACAACCACTAGTATGGTGGAGTGAAAAATTAATTAAGCGTTTTACCATTCTAAAGCAAGTGTCCATGGCTAATGGATGCCTTGTCTTTCTGAAAAAACTTTAAGGAAATTAAATGGCTTTAAATACCTACTCCAATTTTGTGACAGTAGTTGAAAACTATTTGGCTCGCACAGACTTAAGCTCACAAATACCAGACTTCATTCAAATGGCACAAATTAGAATGAGCCGTGACTTAAGAACTGAAAAAATGCTTAAAGTAGCTACTGCTACATCTACAGCAGGTGATGGCACAATAGCTTTACCTAGTGACATGTTAGAAGTAAGAGAGATACATGTACAAGGTAACCCAGTTATTAGAGTTGAATACCAAAGTCCTGATCTATTCTTTAAGAATGGCCAAACTACACTTTCAGGTATGCCATATTACTTTACAATGTTAGGTTCAGAGTTTCAATTTGCACCAATATTTGACTCTACAATGACTGTTCAAATACTTTATTATGGACAACCTACATTTATTTCAACATCAACAGCTAGCAACTTATATCTAGCTAATTACCCAGACGCTTTATTATATGCAACTCTAGCGGAAGCAGAGCCATACCTCATGAATGATGGACGTATTCAAACATGGTCAGCTTTATATGACAGAGCAATTGCAAACATTAAGACAAGCGACTTGGGCCAAACATACCCATACACTTCACTAAGCGTAACACCAAGATAAGGACAATATTATGGCAGAAATGAGCAATTACTTAGAGAACGCACTTTTAAATGCTACTCTAAATGGTACAACATACACAGCACCAGCTAATGTATACGTATCACTATGGACAACAGACCCTACAGACGCAGGTAGCGGTTCAGAAGTATCAGGTAATGGATATGCAAGAACTGAAATTACATTTGCCACAGCTTCAGGTACTTCAGGTCAAATATTAAATGACGCTGCAGTAGAATTCCCACAAGCTACAGGATCATGGGGAACAGTTGCATACTTTGGTATTAATGATGCACAAACAGGTGGTAACCTTTTATATCACTCACCATTAACTACTTCAAAAGCAATTGACACAGGCGACATTTTTAAATTCGCAGTAGGTTCAGTCTCAGTAACATTAGCTTAAGGTAAATTATGCCAGTACCAATGACGCTAGAACAGCTAGACGTTTATGGTAGCTTGGAAAATGTACCATATAGTTTAGATAATACATTTTATGATAATGGCACTACCATTTGTGGCCCATGGACACTAGACCAATTAGACGCATTTGGTAGTTTAGATAGTTTAGCTATTTCGCTAGATGATCCATTATGGACTACTGCAGCTTGTATTAATTTATCTACAGGTGCTATTACTTCAGACGCAAGTCTTGTAGGTGATGCTGTTAGAGTTAGACAAAGCACAGGTGCTATTACCGGTGACGCTACAGTTACAGGAAATGGTATTCGTGTATCTACAGGCCAAGGTGCAATTACTGCTAATGCTCAATTAGAAGGTGAAGCATCAAGAATTACATTTGATAGTGGTGCAATTACAGGCTTTGCCACAGTCGTTGGAGCAGGAAATAGGGTAGCAGTAGGGTCAGGTGAAATAAATGCGTTAGCAAGCGTTTCTGGAAGCCCTAGCGCTATTTATACAAGCTCTGGAGCAGTAAATGCTGAAGCTACTGTAACAGGAAATGGTGTTCGTTACAGACTTTCTACAGGATCTATTACAGCAGATGCTACTGTATCAGGTGATGGTGGTAGAATTAGAACATTTGACGGATCTATAGAGGGTTATGCTTTATTAGCAGGCCTAGGTGGCGTTGAATATGCTGGTGATGGTGAAATTATATGCACAGCAAGCCTAGTAGGTAACCCAAATTTCATATTGTTTGGCTTAGGAAGTATTACAGGCAATGCCACAGTAACAGGTTTAGGTAAGATATTAGGAGAAGAATGGTCTCCAGTCACTCCAGGCTCAGAGTCTTGGAATGATGTAACACCAAGTAGCGATACTTGGACAGAAGTAACAGCAGGAGCTAGTTCATGGACTGATATTACTCCAAGTTCAGACACATGGACAGCATCAAGTTCAAGTAGCAATACATGGTCACAAATTTAATTACGAGGTAAAAAATGGCAAAAGATAAAATTAGTCAGTATGACTCAACAAGTGCTGGCGCAAACTTAAATACAGACATTGCAGGTATTGATATTGATGAAGGCTGCGCACCTTCAGGTATAAATAATGCTATTAGAACGCTAATGGCACAAATTAAAGACTTGCAGTCAGGTGTAAGTGGAGACACTATTCCTATTGCAGCAGGTGGTACAGGATCAGGTACAGCATCTTCAGCTAGATCAGCTTTAGGGCTTGCTATAGGTACAGATATTCCAAGTTACACAGGCACAAATACATTTACACCTAAACAAATATTTACAGGTACATCTTCAGTACTAGCATCTAAATTCACAAACGCTTTAGAAGTAGTTACAGTATCTGCAACTGCAGCTACAGGCACTATTAACTATGATGTAACTACACAGTCTGTGTTATACTATACAACAAATGCAAGTGCGAATTGGACTGTAAACTTCAGAGGTTCAAGTGGCACATCTTTAGATACTGCTATGTCAACTGGTGAAGCTATCACAGTCGTGTTTTTAGTATCACAAGGTGCTACAGCTTATTACAATAGTGCTGTTCAAATTGATGGTTCATCTGTTACACCTAAATATCAAGGTGGCACAGCATGGACAAGTGGTAATGCTTCAGGTATTGACGCTTACTCATACACTATCGTTAAAACTGGTTCAGCAGCATTTACAGTATTCGCAGCACAAACACAATTCAAATAGGAATTAACAATGTCATTATTGTCAAGACTAGCCGTACAAGCCGCAAGAGCTTATGGTATTCTTTCGTCCAGAAGTAACAACATTTCTGTTGACTACCTTGTAGTTGCTGGTGGTGGTTCAGGTGGTTCTACTAGAGGTGGTGGTGGTGGAGCAGGTGGTTATAAAACAAACTCTGCAACATTATCTACACTTAATACTTATTCTATAACTGTTGGTGCAGGTGGTGCTGCAACTAGTACTGGTTATGGTATTGATGGTAATAATGGTTCAGACTCAATTATTAGTGGAACAGGCTTATCTACTATTACTTCTACAGGTGGCGGTGGAGGTGGTGCTGTTTCAGTAGGTAAAGCTGGTGGTTCAGGTGGCGGTGGATACGGAACAACTCTTTCAGGCGGAGCTGGAGGTGCTGGCACATCTGGTCAAGGTAATAATGGTGGAGCAGGTTTTGATGGTGGAGGTTATGGTGCTGGCGGTGGCGGTGGTGCTGGTGCTGTAGGTAGCAATGGTTCTACATCTGTTGGTGGTGCAGGTGGAGCAGGTTCTTCATCAAGTATTTCAGGAAGTTCTGTAACATACGCTGGTGGTGGTGGAGGCGGTGCTTATGGACCAGGAGGTGGTAGCGGTGGTGCTGGCGGTTCAGGAGGCGGAGGTGCAGGTTCAGGCACAACAACAGGAACAGCAGGTACAGCAAATACAGGCGGTGGAGGTGGTGGAGGTGGACAACCTTCTGCTCCTTCTTCTTCAGGTGCAGGCGGTTCAGGCATAGTCATCATATCTTACACATCTGCTACACCTAAATTTGTAGGTGGCACAATTACCACTTCTGGTGGTAAACAAATACACACATTCACATCTTCAGGCACATTAAGCCCTCTTACACCTATTACAGCTAGTTATTTAGTCGTAGCTGGTGGTGGTGGAGGTGGTAATAATGGTGGTGCTGGTGCAGGTGGTTTACTCACAAACTCTACTACACTATATTCAGGTGCTACTTATGTAGTCACAGTTGGTGCAGGTGGTGCAGGTGCAATACAACAAAGTACTGGTACAAAAGGTACTGCTGGTTCTGACTCATCTTTATCAGGTACAGGTTTAACCACAATTACTTCCACAGGTGGTGGTTATGGTGCAGGCGGTGACACTAATAATACAGGTGGCAATGGTGGTTCAGGTGGTGGTGGTGCAGGTTCATCTAGTGCTTCTGGAACAGGTACATCTGGTCAAGGATATAATGGTGGCAATGGTGGTTCTAACCAAGTAGGTGGCGGTGGTGGTGGCTCTGGAGGAGCTGGTGGTAATGGAACTGTTGCTCCTGCTGGTGCTGGCGGTATAGGAGGAGTAGGAACTGCATCTAGTATTACAGGAACATCTGTTACTTACGCATCAGGTGGTGGCGGTGCAGGTGGTCAAAATGGAGGTACAGGAGGAAGTGCATCAGCAGGCGGTGGTGGCAAAGGAGGTAACGGAGGTGCATCTGCTACAGCAGGTGGTTCAGGAACTCCAAATTCAGGTGGTGGAGGTGGCGGTGGTGGTACTAATGGAGATACTTCACCATATCCACGATTAGCAGGCGGTGCAGGCGGTAGCGGTATCGTTATCATCTCATACGCTGGCTCACAAGTATTTAACGGTGGTCTAGTCACTACATCAGGTGGAAACACTATCCACACATTTACTTCTACAGGTGCTTTAACACCATTAACAAATAACCTAACTAACTCTTTAAGGTTTAGAAGTAGTGCGAGTGCTTATTTAAATAGAACTCCTACATTAGCAGGTAATACTCAAAAATGGACATGGAGTGCTTGGATTAAATTAGGTAAATTAAGCACTTTTAGTGGATTGTTTGGTGCTTTAAATGGTACTGATAGAATGTATATTGGTTATGGTTCAGCTGCTAAATGGCAAATATATGGTACAAATGCAGGAACAGACTATGTAGAAGCATATAGCACAGGTCTTTATCGTGATCCATCTGCTTGGTATCATCTTGTTATTGCAGTAGATACTACACAAGCAACAGCAGGCAACAGATTAAAAATGTATGTAAATGGTAATCAAGAGTCTGTATCATTTACTACAAATATGACTTTAAATGCAAATACAAGTATTAATAAAGCTATTGCTACAGTCATAGGAGAAACAAGTGTAGGTAATGACCCTTTTGATGGCTACATGACTGACATTAATTTCATTGACGGACAACAATTAGAACCCTATTACTTCGGCAACAATGACGCTAATGGTGTATGGAAACCTATCCAATATAAAGGCACATACGGAACTAATGGTTTCTACCTAACATTTGGTAACACAACATCCACTACAACATTAGGCTATGACTCATCACCTAATGGCAATAATTGGACTTGTAACAATATTAGCTTAACTGCTGGCACTACTTATGATGCTATGACAGATGTGCCTACTAATACAAGTGCTACTGTGGCGAATTATGCTGTGCTTAACCCTTTAGATAAAGGAACTTCTGGAACTTTAGATAGAGCAAATTTACAATGGTCATCTGGTGCTTCTTGGCAGTCTGCTCGTGGAACAATGACTATACCATCTGGTAAGTTTTATTTTGAAGGCATTATAACTTCAACAACATCTGGTTCTATAGGCGTCAATTTTGGTTTAGCTACAGCAGCTAACCCATTAAATGTTGGTGGTAATAGTAATACAGCTTCATATAGTGTAGATGCAACATCATCATCTAATGTTTTGACAGCTGGTTCTCTATCTGGTTCTGGTTCTGTTTTTACTGCTGGTGATGTTTTACAATATGCTATAGATAGAGATAATAATAGAGCATGGTTTGGTAGAAATAATACTTGGTATAACTCAACTCTTGCGGCTACTGGCGACCCTGTTGCTGGCACTAATCCTACATGGTCATCATTACCAGCTGACTTATTTCCTTTTATTAATACATATAGTCAAACAGTTAATTTTAACTTTGGTCAGCGTGCTTTCTCTTACACACCTCCTACAGGCTATGTAGCACTTAACACTTACAACCTACCTACACCTACTATATTGCAAGGTAATAAGTATATGGATGCAACGCTATATACAGGAACAGGAACAACACAAGTAGTGGTGAACCAAGCACAGTTTAAACCTGATGCAATATGGATTAAAACAAGGTCTGCTGGTGCGTATAATCATCATTTAGTTGACTCTGTTCGTGGCACAACTAAAAATTTAAGACCTAATACGACTGGTGCAGAAGATACAGTATCAGACCAAATTACAGCAATTAATTCTAACGGATTTACTTTAGGTGTTGATACTGCTGGTCCAGCAGATAGCGAAGTGAATGTAAACGGAAATACTTATGTAGGCTGGCAATGGCAAGCTGGTCAAGGTTCAACTAGTTCTAATACCGCTGGTAGCATTACCAGCACTGTATCTGTAAACACAACTGCTGGGTTTAGTATTGTGACTTACACAGGAACAGGTGCTGCGGCAACAGTAGGACATGGTTTAGGTGTTGCTCCTAAAATGGTTATAACAAAAAAAAGAAGTAGTGCTGGTGATGAATGGGTTATTTGGCACACAAGTTTAACAAGTGGAACATATATTTTACTTTTTACAACTGCTGCACAATTTTCATCTACTCAATATACTGCTGTTCCAAGTGCAACAGTTCTTAATTTAAATACTGCTACAGCAGTTAATAATAGTGGAAGCACTTATGTTTCTTATTGCTGGGCAGAAATAGCAGGGTTTAGTAAGTTTGGTTCTTACACAGGTAATGGTAGTGCTGATGGCCCGTTTGTTTTTACAGGCTTTAGACCTAAATTTATGATGATGAAAAGAACAGACTCTACTGGTGATTGGTATATGGTTGACTCCTCAAGAGCAACATATAATCAAATTGGGCCAGGTTTAAATCCTAATACATCTTCAGCTGAATTTACATTAGGTTCGCCTACTGGAGGAGCATTAGACTTTTTAAGTAATGGATTTAAATGGCGAGGAACTTATATTGATATGAACGCTAATGGTGGAACATATATATTTATGGCATTTGCAGAAAACCCATTTAAAAATAGTAACGCAAGATAACAGGAGAAAACATGGCACATTTTGCCCAACTTAACGAAGACAACATAGTGACGCAAGTCATAGTAGTAGCGAACCAAGATACAACTGATAGTGATGGTATGGAAAACGAAGCAGTCGGTGCTGCTTTCTGCGCTAACCTTTTAGGTGGCACATGGAAACAAACATCTTACAATGCTCGTATCCGTAAAAACTACGCTGGTATTGGTTACAAGTATGATGCTGACCTAGACGCTTTCATTCCACCACAACCATTTGCTTCATGGACTTTAGATGAGTCTACCGCACAATGGAAAGCACCTGTAGACTATCCTACAGACGGCAAGAGATATACTTGGAATGAAGAAACAACATCTTGGGACGAAGTAACAGTTTAAGGAAAATGAATGGCTACTCAAAGAATAGCGTTTACGGAATGGTTGCCGGATCAACCTACGACTACTGGAGTATTACTAGAAGCCAATAACGTCTATCCTTTGACTATTGGTTATGGCCCATTTCCTTTATCTGCTGACTATTCTACTGCTGCAAGTGAAAACCTAAATAACGTAACTGCTGCTAAATTTGAATTAAGCACAGTATTATTTGCAGGCGGTCAAACTAAATTATTTAAGTTTAACCCAGCTACTGCAGGTTTAGTAGATGTAAGTAAGTCAGGTGGTTATTCTAGTGCAGATCGTTGGAGCTTTGTACAGTTTGGTAACGCTGTATTAGCTTCTAATAATGATGATAAAATACAAGCATGGTATGTAGGAGCTTCTAGTGCTTTTGCAGACGTATCTGCTACAGCTCCTATAGCTAAATACATTACAGTAGTTCGTGACTTTGTAGTCGCTGCTAACATAAATGGCACACCCAACAAACTACAATGGTCAGACGTTAATGACGAAACAGACTGGACTTCAGGTGGTGCTTCACAAGCCGACTATCAGATAATTGCCGAAGGTGGTAACATCACAGGTATTACAGGTGGTGAATTTGGTATCGTTCTACTAGAACGTGCTATTTACCGTATGTCATATATTGGTTCACCGTTATTCTTCCAGTTTGACGCTATCTCACGTAATTTAGGATGTAATACGCCAGGATCAGTAACACAATATGGCCCTAATACATATTTCCTAGCGGATGATGGTTTCTATATGTGTGACGGTACTAACGTCATGAACATTGGTAACGATAAAGTAGACGAATACTTCTACGAAAATATGGCTTTAGCACAACAAGACACTATTAGTGCTGCTATTGACCCAATTCGTAATATTGTAATATGGAATTATCCTAATACTAACGGTGGAAGATCACTACTTATTTACAATTGGCTAGTTAAAAAATGGTCATCTGCTGACACTACAGTAGACTATATTGTATCTCTAGCGTCTTCTTCTATCACCTTAGAAGGTTTAGATGCTTATGGCACTATAGACTCACTTCCTGCATCTTTAGACTCACGTGTATGGTCAGGTGGTAAGTTCTTATTTGGTGGTGCAGACGGTGCTAAAATTGCTACATTTACTGGTTCTAACTCTACAGCATCTATAGTAGTGGGTGAAATGGAATTTGGATATAACTCTGTAGTCACTAATGGTAGAGCGCAAGTTGATAATGGTGCTGTGACTATGGCCATTGCATCTCGTAAAGAATTAGATGATGCAGTTAATTACAAACCTACAGTTACACAAAATTCAGATGGAAGATGTCCATTAAGGTCTTATGGTCGTTATCACAGAATTAGAGTTGTACCTACAGGAACATGGTCACATGCTATTTCTATAGACGTAGACTATACACAAAGTGGTGGTAGATAATGTCTAGGGACATGTATCGTAAACTGAATTGGCAAGGTGGTACGCCAAGAGAAGTTTCAGAAGTAGTAAACAATTTAGTAGAAGGTAAGTCTAACAATACAGGTGATATTACTTTAGCTGCAGCAGGTGCTGTGTCTACTACTATATTTGATGAACGTATAGGGTATAACTCATATATTGGGCTAGAACCTTTATCACAAACTGCAGCTAGTACATACTTCCCATACGGTGCATTTCAAGATACGACTGACCAAAGCATAGCTACTACTACTGCTACAGCTAACATTACTCTTAATACTACAGACTATTCTTTAGGAACAAGTCTTGTAGATGGTTATAAAGTTAAAGTAGACTATTCAGGTCTTTATAACGTGCAATTTAGTTTACAATTTAATAATACAAACGTAGCTATTCAAGACGTAGATGTATGGTTTAGAAAGAATGGTTCAGATGTAGCAGGTTCTAATAGTAAGTTTTCTGTACCTAATAGTCATGGTGGTACTCCTGGTCATCTTATTGCAGCATTAAACTTTAATATAGAATTAGCTAAAAATGACTATGTGCATTTAGCATGGGCTACTACTTCTACAGATGTTACTATAGAACAATTAGCAGCACAAACAACACCTACTAGACCTGCAACACCAAGTGCTATTGTGACTATTCAATATTTAAGTGCTAATTCATATACTACTAATTTATTTACAGAACCTTATATTAGCTCACAAAGTAAGGGACAAGCTGTTATATCACATCCTGCAAATACAGGCACGAATAAGGTATATCGTTATATAATAGTAGGATGATATTACATTACATACCTAAAGATAAATTAAGAGAACATTGGGACTACATTAAACACGGTTTAGAATTAATAAGAGCAAAAGGCCATAATGAATGGATCGTAGAAGACATTTATTGTGACTGTTATGAGCAAAGATCAATGCTATTTATAGGCATTGTAAATAATAAAGCAGTAGGTTTTGTAGTACTCCAACCAATAGGTAATGCTCTGCATGTATGGGCCACATGGTCAACATTATATGATGAGTCATTATTTCACCAAGCATTTCAAGAAATACAA